CGACCTCGCCCATGTTGAGCGGGAAGAGAGGCTTGTCGAGGCCGTCCAGCGGGTTCCACCCGTCGTCCTCGCGCGCCTCGTTTCGCGTCATCCAGCCGCCGCGGATCGCGCGGTCGTAGTACTCGGCGCGATCCTTGAGGCTGCCGCGCAGCAGTTCGCTGGTGTCGATCGTGAAGCGGAGCCCCGCGCGCCATTCGTCGTCGGTGAGGAGCTGCGCGTTCAGCGCGGCGGTGAGGGCCTTGATCTCGGGCTGAAGCGTGTAGCGGACATGCGCCGCAAAGAAGGCCTCGGCGCTCGCGAAGGTCGGTGAGTTGTTGCCGGCGTGGCCGAGCATGATCGAGAACACGCCCATGAGGCGCGCGATTTCCTCGATCTGGTGCTTGCGCGTTTCGAGGTGCTGCGCGTCGACGCCGGTCATCTGCGTCGGCGTGAACTTGAGGGCGCCCGAGGCCAGTACCGGCTTGCCGGTGTTCGCTGCCGATCCGTACATCGAAGCGATCGCCTGGCGCACGCGATCGCGCTGCTCCTCCGACGGGTTGCCGTCGAGCGTGAAAAGTCCGGTCGTGCGGACGCCGTTCTTGTGCAGAGCGGCTTGCGACCGCTCGCTGGCCTGGGCGAGACCGAGCGCTTGGCGCCCGAGCAGGACCGGATCGAGGCCGCGCGCGCTGTCCCACGACGGTGAGCGCAGATGGAAGACCTCGCCGCGCGAGAGCGTCAGGGTGCGGCTGTTCTCCAGGCTGATCGTGTATTCGAGTTCAAGGTCTTGCCGAACCACGATCTGCACGTTGTCGGGCTTGATCGGGATCAGCTCGCGGATCTGGCCGTTGACCACGTTCCGCCAGGACACCGCGCAGCCCGTCGACGCCTTGTGCATCATGGTCGTGCGCGTCCACTCGCTCGCGTCCTGCCATGCGTTCGTCTTGCGCGCGAACAGGTCGTAGAGCGGGTGATCGGTCGCCGGCTTCATGCCGCCATCGACCGGGCGCATCAGCACGATCGGCAGCTGCGCGATGCCGTCGGCGATGACCATGACCGCGCGATAGAAGGCCGGAACCTGCAGCGCCGTCGAGATCGTGACGGGCTCGCCGGTCCAGGACTGGCTGTAGCCGAATGCGGCGTCGAGCCAGCCCTCGGTGAACTCGACCGCCTTCTTCTCGTCGCGGCCGAGCAGCCGCTCTATCCAGCTCAGCACGGCATCGCCCACGCCGCCGCCGGTCCGGCGACGGTCGGGTTCAGCGTCATGAGGTGCGCGGCGTTGAATGCAGCCATCAGCGGATCGATCTTTCCGTAGCCCGAGGCGGCGCGCTCGATCATCATCGCGGTCGAGGTGGCGCGGACCTTGGCGTTTCCGGCGCACCACGCCATGAGGCGCGAGCCGGAGTGTTTCAGCGAGCCGTCGACCAGCTTGCGCTCGACGGTCTTGGCCGCGTTCATCAATCGGATACCCTGAGGCACGCCGACGAGCAGCTTCGTCTCTTCCGAGACGCCGATCTCGGCCAGCGCGTCCACCGCGCCGCCGATGCCGGCGGGATCTGCGCCGACCATCGCGAGGCAGCCGGCATCCAGCACAAGCCCGACATGCGACTTGATCCACTCCAGATCGCCCGGCAGGCCGTCGACGACCGTCAGGTCGCCGTCGCGAGCGAAGTCCTGGTAGAGCGCGGCGTTTGCCTTTCGCCGGTCCAGCCCCTCGGGGCTGATCAGCGCATGAGCCCAGAGCAGCCATCGGCGCGTATCGCGCTCGCGCGCAATGACCGCGAAGCCGAACAGGTCGTCGAGGCCGCCGCCGTCGAGGCCGATCGTGGCGACCTCAGCGCGGTCGAGCAGCTCGTCGAGCGATCGAGGGCCGCCGTTGCCGCGCGACCAGAATTGCGCGCCAGCCCAGCCGTCGGACCGTAAGGCCACGCCGATCTGGACGTTGAGGTGCTGCGATGCCCAGCGGCGAAGCTCGGCCTCGCCCGCCTCCTTCGCGGCCTCGAAGTCAGGGACGAGGCGATCGACGGTGATGCTACGGCCGTTGTTGGGCGTGACGAGATGCCAGTTGCCGGGATCCTGCCAGTCAACGCCCTCGGGAAACTCGTACAGGACCGGCAGGAGTGGCGCGGCCAGTTGACCGTCGCGGACCTTGCGGGCCTTCGACAGTTCCGCCGCGAACACACCGGCAGGCGGGCGCTCGGACTGCGTGGTGATCTGGATCAAAAAGGCTTCGGGCTGCGAGATCAGACCGCCGCGCAGCTGACCGATCACGCGGTCAGCGTCGGCGGCCTCGGCGATGACGTGCGTTTCGTCGAGCAGGATGCCTGCAGGCTTCGTGCCGGTGACGACCTTCGGGTCGAAGGACTTGACCTTCAAGAACGCTTTCGTCTGCCGGTAGGCGATGCGCTTGAGGTGCGACTGGACGTGGAACTTGGCGGCCAGGACTGGCTCGGCCTCGATCATGCCGACAACCTGATTGAAGGCGAGGTCGGCAATCTCCTGCGTCGGCGCGATCAGCAAGAACTCGGCGCGCGGGCGCTGGTTGACCAAGAGCGCGGTCAACATGATCGCTGCGCCGGCGGTGGTCTTGCTGTTCTTCTTCGGCACGAGGACGAATGCCTCGCGGATTTTACGCTCTCCGCCGATCGCCGAGCCGAACAGCGCCCGCACGATGTCGCGTTGCCAGTCGCCGGCGGCCTCGCGCATCCGCGGGCGGCCGGGAACGTCGGGAAGGCGCAGCGCGTCGAAGATCATCGCCGCGCGGTCGGCGGCGTCCTTGTCGAGCGGCAGGTCCGGGACCAGGGACCGCCCCGACCGGAGCCGATCAGCCCAGTCGCGGCAGGCGGTGTCCCAGCCCATCAGTTCGCCAGCAGGCGCTCCCAGTCGGTTCCGCGCTCGGCGGTCGCGGCCAGCTCTTCGGCCTGCTGCTTCTTGCCGGGCGCTTCGGCGCGGGCGTGGACGTATGGGGCTGCCGCCTGGGCCATGCGATCGCGGCGCGCGGCGTCGGCGGACGGGTCGCGCATGACGGAGAGCATGTATTCCAGCGGCGACAGGCCAACGAGCATGGCTTCGGTCAAGATCAACTTGGCCGGGGCCGCCTGCGACTGCTTCGGTCGGCCGGCGCCGGGACGGGGACCGCCTTTCGGCATGTCAGGTCTCCAGTGGTTTCGGATGGCTGCCTAGATATGCGGCAACTGCATCGCTGCGAGGGGCGGATGCTCATTCAGTGGGCGGGGAAAAGTCTCCGCGTGCCACCCCGTGCATTGCCGCCCCCTAAACCGCCCAACATTTGCCCCCCCTACCCCCTGTCGGGCAAGGAACTATGCCTTGGACGCATGCCTCCGCGCCCTCGCCTCGGCGGTCTTGCGACCGTGGCAGGGCCAGCAGAGCGCCTGCCCGTTGGCCGGATCGGTCCGGCTTCCGCCGTCGCGGATCTCAACGACGTGGTCGGCCACGAGCCGCTTGTCCAGCGCAGCGCAGGACGCGCACATCCCGCCGCTGCGACGGATGACCTCGCGGCTCCAGGCGCGGTGTTCGGGGCTGTCGTAGTAGCTGTCGCGGGCATCGACCGTGGTGGCGATCGCCCGCTTAGCAGTGGTGCGGAGAGGCTGGCCGATGGTCCTCATCGACGCGCCTCGAGCATCCTAGCTCCCCGCATACCCCTACCGTCCCCGCCTGTCAAGTTCGCCATTCGTTCGCCAGGATATCGAGGGCCTCGGCCAGCATCCGACTGGACCCGCCCCGCCGTTGCCGCAGCAGCTCGTCGCGCGCGGTCAGCCCCATGCCCAAGCCGCAGATGTCGACGGTCACCGAGTACAGCGCCCCAGGCGCCCCGAGCAGCCTCGCCGCCTCTGCCAAGGCCCTGCCAGCGGCAACCCTACGTTCGATCGCCCCGATTGGATCACCGGCCGCCGTGCGCGGCTCCAGCCGAACCGCAGATGCGCCAGCCCGGCCGCCGATCTCGAACAGCGCGCGGAAGCGCTCACCGGCGGCGCGCTGGTCTGCGGTCAGGGTGCCGACGCGCTCCAACACGGCCAGCGTATCGACGACCCGCCACGGTCTTGAAGGCCTGCCCGCGCTGTCGACGAACGCCCTGCCACCGCCCCGCTCGGTCCGTTCCGGCTCTGCGGCCTCGATCCCATGCTCCGCATGCCTAGCCCGTTCCGGCGTCGGCTGGACAGCCGCCTCGCCAGAATCGACGCTAGGCCGGTTTTTCCGGCCGCCTGCGCGTTGTTTCGTTCTGGACATGCTCAGGTAGCCCCGCCCGTCGTTTCGTCGTCCGGCGGCCCCGCGGCCGGGCTGCGGAGGGATGCGCGGATGTCGTCGAGGATCTTGTCGACGCGCTGGCGCTGGTCGGGCGGCAGATCGGAGTAGCGCGGCGGCGGGCTGTCGTCCTGGACCGGGAGCGCCATCACGCGGCGCAGCTGGTGCCGCAGGCGCTTGGTCTCGGCGGTCTCGGCCTCCAGATGCTCGCACAGTTCCGCGAACGACGGAAACCACCGGAACTTGCGCGCAGCAACCCCGAGGCTGGATTTTGTGAACGCGCTGGCCGGGTATTCGAGCATCGTGGCGTAGGCCCGCGCCTTCCCGGTCGCATCGGCCTCGTCGGTTCTGGTTGCGGTCAGCGTGCCCAGTGCGGTCAGCCAGCGCAACGCCAGCGCCTCGGGCGCGGGCTTCAGCGCCTCATCGACCGCCGCCAGCGCGCTCTGCGCTTCGGCCTTCAACCTCGAAGAAGCTGCCATCGGCGCCCCGGGCTGCTCGGTCTCGATCCTCGCGAGCAAGCCTTTCAGCGAGGACGATAAAGCCGTTGCGATTGCGAGATCCTGCGCCATTCCGCGATCCTCGGTTCACATTGCGTTCTGCCGACCGGCGGACCCAGTTCCGCCACGTCGCGCTCCAGTTGCTTTTGCGCCCAGCAGCGCCGGGCTTGGCGCGCCAGTAGTCCCTGAACGATCCCGCCTCGCGCTCCGGGTCGATGCCCTCGGCTTGGGCGAAGGCCCGATCTTCGTCCGATGGCGTCCAATCGACGGGCAGGCGCGATCCGCGGTCGGCGCGCGGCTCTGCGCGCGCTCCAGACTTATCAGGACCGGGAGGTTGTTCAGAGTTGCAGGATGTATCCTTTACTGTACGGTCCCTGTCCTGTCCTGTCCTGTCGTCCGTTACGTTATCGTCTCGTAACGCGTCGCGAGACGGTGACGTTACCGTCTCGTCGCCGTCTCCAGCGTCAGCCGGTGCTGCGCGCTCGCGCCATTTGCGCTGCCGCGCCCTCGACTTTTCCCTTTGCTCCCAAGCCTCTAGCGCCTTCTCGGCCAGGACCTGATGGTAGATCCGCCCATCGGAGCACAGCACGAACCCGCGCAGCGCCATCGCCCTGACGGCGGGCCAGTTTGCCCCCGCGCCGCTCAGATGGGCCAGCAGCCGGTCGTCGTTGGGCAGCGACGCGGCGGGCACCTGCGCCCAGGCCTTTGCCCAGAGCGCGACCGCCGCCTTGAACTCGTCGCCAGTCGATAGGATGAACAGGTCGCTGTCGAGAAGCCGCTGGACGTCGAGCGGCATCCACGCGAAGCCGCGCAAGTTGCAATCGGCTGGCGTGAGTGGTTCTGGAGGTGACATAGCGGGCCTTTCAGTTTGCCCGGCAGCAGGCTCGGCGATATGATGCGCCGCGCGCTTGCGCCGGACCAGTTTGGGTGGTCCGTTTCGCCCCAGTCCGGTTCCCGCCGGGCTGGGGCATTTGCATTCTAGCCATGCGCGCTTTGCATGGCAAGTTGACGGCCACCTTCCTTGATCCACGATGCCACCGGACCGGGCGGATCACGCAGGATGGCTTGGCTTGCTGGGCGCGCCGTCACAGCCCCAGGAGTGCCCGGCCGGATCTCTAGCGCGGTCCTGGCGCGTCTGGCCACCAACGCCGCAGCGCAGCCACGGCCACATTCCACGTCGTCGCGTTCTTGGGCAGCCTCCAGATCGCCGCGTGATAGACGACCGTCGCACGGTCGCGGTTGAATTGCTCGGCGATCTGATCGTTGGTCATGTCGCGTATCCCCGCGTGAGCGATCGCGATCGACAGCGAGCGAGCCCTCGCAGTGAGCTGGCGCCGGTCCCGGCCGAAAACGCTCTCCGGATTTGCAAGACCGAATTGCAACGCCACGGTGAACGCGATCCTGTTGACGACCTCCAGGCGCCGGCTCATACGCCCAGCTCCAGCTGCACCCCGAGGCGCGCCGCGTAGAGGGCCAGCTGCTGCAGCCGCTCCTCGGCCCGCTGGCGCTTCTTGTCGTCGCGCCGGAGCTTGGCCACCGCCAACAGCGCCGCCGCATCGAACCCGGCCGATTTGATCTCGACCTTCAGATCCTTCAGCGCGTCCGCAGCCTCCTCTATCTCGCCGAGCACTCGGTCGAGGCGGTCGGCAAACCGGCTCAGGTCGTCGTTGGGCTTGGCTTCAGACATTCTCCGTCCTCCTGATTGGCGCTTGATTGCGCCGCATGATTGCAAGGTATTCGATGTAGCGCCCCATCTCCGCGCGGCGCTGCACAAGGTCGACCAGCCGCGGCGCACCCTCGACGAAATACCCGTTCAGCCCGCGGATCAGCGCCTTGCCCGGCCGCTGCTCTGTCAGCAGCCGCGGATTGAGGCCCGCCGCCGCCTGAACCGTCGCCCGCAGCGCCTCGATCGCAGGCCGCGCGCGCGCGTCGCCAGCGAGGCCTAGGCCGCGGTAGTAGATGCACCGGTCGCCAGGCTGCGCAACCTGCAGCCACTGGCCGAACGCATCAATCGTTGTCGCCTCAATCGTCATCGTCATCGTCCTCGATCTCTTGAATATGCAGCCGGGTGCGCGGCTGCTCGCGGTCAATGTGGTGGTGGAGGTGCATCTCTCGAACCTGCCGGTCGTTGCGGTAGATCCGGCCCTGCAGCAGATCCAGGACCAGCGAGATGTCCAGATCCGGCCGCTGCGTCGAGTACCAGACATGCGCGGTCAGGCTTAGCCGCCCGCGCAACATCTGATCCGGCCCGAGCCGCGGCACCTGGAGCGCGGCCGCCTCGGCGTAGTCGAGCGCCTTCTGGCTCTTGATGAAGAACGGCCGCCCGCCGCGCTTGACCAGCCGCCGCGAGTTCGCCTTGCTCGCGGGCTCACCGGCGATCGTGCCGCTCCACCAACGCAGGGGCAGGACGCGCGAGCTGCGGATCATGTCGCGCACATCCCGGCCGCGCACCCGACCTCGCTCCGAACCGTGTCGCGCCGCTGGTCGAACCTCGCAACCAGCGTCGGGCGGACGGCCGCATCCTCGTACCTCAGATTGCCCGCCCACGAAGCCCACCGCGCGTCCGCGTCGATCAGGTCCTTCTCCCGCATGCCCGGGCGCTCTTCTTCCCGCTGCCGCGCGTCGTACAGGCCGCGCTCGGTCAGGATGCGCACCACGGTGGACGCCTGCATCCGCAGATCGCGCGCGATATGCGCGACCCTGCGCCCGGCCATCGCCACGACCGCGTCGATCTGGTCCTGCCGCGGGCCGCGCGGGCGGTCGGGCAGGCCGAGCTTTTTCTTCCAATGGCCGACGTTCTGCTCGTGTGCCCATCCCATGTGGTCGCAGATTTCGCGATAGCTGCGGCCCTCCGTGTACAGGCGCCGGAACTTCTCGCGCGCTTCCGGCGCGTCGGTTGTGCGTGGGGCTCGGGGCTTGGTGGTCATGCGATATCCTGATCGGTAACGTCTTCAGTCCATCGAAGACGCCGCGAACAGATCTTCGGTGTCGCCATCGAATCGCACCCCGTTAGCGGCGGCCGTGACGTTCTTCACGGCTTGCCGATAGTAGCTCGGCTTCAGCTCGGCGCCCATGCCTCGGCGGTCGAGCATGACCCGATCAACA